TTTTTAAGTGTTTTGAGCCTCTTGCTTCAGCACGGCTGCCATCTGAGGATCTTGTTCTGATAATAGCATTTGTTGAGTTATATTGCCCGTTTTCCAGGGATTTGGTTGTCCTCCGCCAGCGTTTGCAACTGGACTTGGTTTTGCTCCCATTCCAGCAGCACTACTAGGTTTGAAATGGTGCTCCCAACCACTACCAGGATTTTTGAGACTGCCGAGATAAGTATTAAAATCTTGTTCAACTCCACCGTTAAGAACCACCACTTTACCATCAGCATTTCTTTGTAACTTTCCCTGTAACAATGACAAAGTTTGCTCGGCATTAATAGCCCCAAGATTACTTATTGCTGCCAATGCTTCCTGTTTAGTATTTGCAGCTTCATTAGAATTTTGTAAATCCTGGATTTGCTGTTTAAGGTTATTTACCTCGTTTTGCATTTCCTGATTTGTTTTGTTTGCCTCTTCCCATAAAGGTTTATACATTCCCTGATCTTCTAATGCCTTATTTCTGTCATCGTAGTATTGACCAATTTTACTTTTGGCATTTTTAAATTTTTGCTCTGCCTCTTCAGCAGCTTTTCTTTGTTGATCTGCCAATGCCTCTGCTTTTGCAGCACGTTCATTTGCTTCCTGTAGCTGTTTAGCTAAGTCATTTACAGGTGGTGCTGGTGGTGTACTAGCTTCTGGTGCAGGAGTTTCTGGTGTTTGCTCAATTACTTTTTCTTCAATCATAATTAACTAGCGGAGGTAAATTTTTCTAATTCGGCTATTAAATCTGCCTTGTTATGTCTTTTATCTAACTCAAGACCTATGGTTCTACCATAAGTTTCAAGTTCTGCTTTAGTCATTTTTTCAAAATCAGAAACAGTTTCTTTTTGAACTTCTAACTTCTCTTCCTTTTTAGGTTCTGGAGTAGGACATACTGTTCCAGGATCGTTGCCCATCTTTTCTGCATAAGAAGGTTCTACAAGTTCCCACTTATAAGTTCCATCGGGCTGAAGCACCTTATCTAAGGATTTAGCCATAAAAATATGTATATTTATCTACTATTGTAGCAGACTATTCAGATTTGACCTCATTTGCATTTGGTAATACTTCACCCTGTACCAAAATGTCTCTAAATTCTTCTCTATCAATAACCTGTTGTTCAAATAATGAATTTAATGCTGTAATATCCTGACCAATAAGCCTTTCAATATCGAAGTCTCTACTGATTTTTACCTCTGGTGGCTCGATTCCTACATATTCAGCAGAAAAATTAAAACATTTTTGTAACTTTTGCTCTAATTCCATAGAAACCATCGCAAGCATTGAGTTTGTATCAACACGGTCTAACCTACGAGCATCAGCAGATTCAGCTACAAATTTCTGTTGTGATAGTGTACTGATTCCTAATGTAGCCATCTGCATTTGTAACTCCTTTATCTCAGCAGATTGAGCATCAAAAGCACTACTAGCTGGCTCTACATAATAAATTTTATTACCTGGCTGAGTTGCCATTGCATAATTTACACTGATAGCAAGATCTTTGGTTTGATCGTCATATCCTTCCATTACAAGCATTGGTTGAGATGCAACGTGCAGACTATGTATCAAATCTGCTTGTCGTTGAAAATGTGCAAGATTTAAGTATGCAATATCAAGTAACGGTGGTTTACTTATTAAATTTTCTGTTTTTCCAGAATAAACAGTAACTAATGGTATTTCACCAAGAGAAAAATTGCCTGATTCTGCTAATTTGTACTCTTGATCTGTAGTGCCAGTACTAAATTCACCCATGTAAGAATTATCATCAACATCATACATTGCATCAACTTGATCTTTTTTACGAAAAACTCTGTAGTTTCCAGGTTCAATAACTCTTACCTGTTCAAATACTTTTTCTCCAAATTCTCCATCAGGTAAAACAGCTTTTTCCGCTATCCTCGCTTGTATGAGATTTCCATAATTAGATTCTCTATCTAGTCTCCAACCTAAAAGATTTGTAGGATCTACTTCAATCCAATAAGGTCTGCGATTTTGTGACCTTTCTTCTGCAAGACTTAATGCTCCAGAAGGTGCTGGATAATCAACAAGAATATGACTTTGACCATAAGTTAATGAACACATTAATATTCTTCTTGCGTATTCGTCTAAATCTGAACCACAACCATCAACATCTGCTTTGAAAGTTTCAGTCCAGTATGGATCGCCTGTTAATGTTATTGGTTTTCTTAATACAAGACCTGTGGCTGCTCTTATCAATCTTTGGGTAAAGGGAGAAAATACAGCACGATTTACTCTTGCCATGTATGCTGTGTAATCTTCTCTTGGTTCTAATGGTAAAAATGCTTCGCTATTTTCTCTTAAATACTCAGTACCTTCAGTAACCGCTTTCATTATTTCCCAACCCTTCATCATGTCTAAGACAGCCCTCGTGCGAGTAAAAGGACTGTCTATATCATTAATAGTTGTAGATGTTTGTACTTTTGTTCTATAGTCTCCAGGAATTGAATAAGTCATTAGTTAACACCTCCACCTTTTTAATGCTAATGCTTTTCTAGTTGGTCTGCCTTTACTATCTTTCATTGGACCTTTGACTCCTTTCATGCGAGCACAAAAAGATTTTCTTCTCGCTGCTCTTTTACCTGTAGGGTTCTTTTCGGTAACAGGTGCTTGTAAATTACTTCCTGTAGCACGATTATATTTAGCTCTTCCTTTCGCAGTCAGTCCTCCCTTCTTAGACTTTTCGCCTCTTCCTACAGATAAACTAACTCCTCTACGTTTAGCCATTATTTGCCTACCTTCTTCATCGTCAGCTTATGAGCTTCTGTAAAAGTTTTACCCTTTAACATCAATTTTTTCATTTCTTCCATGTGCTTCCTGGTATGAGTGCCCTTCTTTTTATGCCTCGCTAAAGCATCTTCCTGTCTTTGAGTTAAAGTTTTCATTTTTTCTTCCTCTTTTTCTTGGAACGTAGCTTTTTTATGTCAGCAGAAGTAATCTTATCCCGTGGTGGTGCAACAGCAGCGAGTTTTCGTTGCTTTGCTGAATAAGATTTCTTAGGCATTAGACAGCAGAAGTAATAGCACCAGTAGTTTGGAAACTTACTGATACAGTTGAGACATCTCCAACAGTTGAGCTAAATGAAGTTCCTGTAATAATCCCATTGAAACTTAATTTTTTAGCACCACCTGTATCTAAAAATAAATTAAAAGAAGCGTCACCAGCATCTTCAGCAGTTAATACATCATTAATTATTTCAGCAGTATCATCTCCGCTTGTAGCTGTGTAAAGAAGATCAACTGTTCCTGTAGCTGTTATTAAACTACCTACAAAACTTCTGGAAGTTGCTCCGTGAGCAGTTGTTTCTAAAGTGTCTTTTACTACGTCTAATGTCCAAGAAGTTGTAGACGCTATAGCTCCTGCTGTGCCAGTTCCGTTATCAAATGATACAGAGCCTTCTTCACCACGAAAAAATGCCATGATTTACTAAAAAATTTACTTATACGACTATCTTACCTTGAAACTGCGTTTTTCACAGTTATTTTTTCTTTTTAGTTGACTTTTTTGTAGTTTTTTTCTTCTTTCCCTTGCGTACAGAAGCTATGTAACCCTGACATCTTGCCATTGCATGAGATTTTGCCATTTTTAACTCCTTTTTTTGGCTTTTTTGCGTCTATGTTGGTATGTTATCTTTTTGCTCCCTGTTTTGGCACGTTTAAATCTTGCTTTTTCACTTGCTGACATCTCTGAAGCAGTCTTAGGTGTCTTACTTGATACACGTTTACTCGGTCTACAAGCTGGATAGCCTCGTTTTTCGCCTTTTTGACGGCCACAAGGTTTGCCAGTTTTAACATCTACCCATTTTTCCTTAAACCAGCGTTTAAGACCACTATGCCTAGCCACGTTTTTTCCTCGTAGTCTTTTTCTTGCTCTTACTATAACCAGAGGCAGTTCTTTTCTTGCCGTCTGGTCCTTTTACATCTCCTTTACATACTTTGACAGCATAAGCATTTGCATAAGCAGAAGGGTAAACCTTGAACTTACGCTTGGCTGCTGCTTTACCTCTGGCACATAATTTGCCCATTATCTACAACCACAACCGCATCTTTTTTTCCCGCCCTTCTTTTTCTTCTTCTTTTTCTTAGTCGTGGAATGGTACATGATAAGAATTAGGTAGTTCTTAGTATATTCTAAACGAAGTTTGGCCGAGTGTCTCTGGCT